ACGCTGGATTCAACCCGTTACAGATTATCTCCGAAAAGACCGGAAAATCTATCGCAACTTTGAAAGATGAAATGTCTAAAGGGGCTATTTCCGCAGAAATGGTACAACAGGCATTCATTGATGCAACTTCTGCTGGAGGTAAGTTCTATAATATGTCTGAGAATGCTTCAAAGACTATCAATGGTCAGTTGTCTATGATGCAGGATACTTTGGATAACGCTTTCAATGAAATGGGACAGAAGTCGGAAAGTGTCATAATGAAGGGTATTCAGATGACGACTTCACTGATTCAGAACTATGAAACTGTTGGCAAAATATTGGCTGGACTGGTGGCTACCTATGGTACATATCGTACTGCTGTGATGTTGGTTGCTGCTGCTGAAAGTAAGCATACCCTTGTGGAGATTGGACTTACCAATGCCCGTTTATTGGCACGAAAAGCGCAGTTAGCTTTAAACGCTGCAATGCTTACCAATCCTTATGTAGCTTTAACTGTCGTTATCGGTGGGCTTATTACTACAATGTGGGCAATGTCTGATAGTACAACTGCTGCCGCCCGTGCTCAAAAAGAATATAACGGCATTAAAGATGCAGCATTAAAAAAAGAACAGGAACACAAGCAGAAAATCGAAGAATTATTGACGGCTGCTCGTGATGAGAGTTTGGCTGCTCTTACTCGGCAAAAATCATTAGAAGAACTTCGTAAAGAATACCCTAAAATTTTCGAACAATACGATATTGAAAAGCTAAAGTTGGAGGATATCTTAAAGTTGAAGCAAAAAATAAACGAAGAAGATTCAAGGCGTTCTGTTCAAGGCAGGAGAGATGATTATAATGCTCTAGAACAAACGATTGCTAACCAACGGAGATATTTGCAGCTATTTGATAATCTCGATTTACGGAAGAATATGTCTGATTCCGATAAAGAAATATGGAAAATGTTTTCTGGTAATCAGTCATACGTACAGGTGCGTGAGCAAATGGAGAAAAACTCTGAACTTTTAAAAAAGTATCAGAAAGACATGTTCGATGATAATATTTCCGCTTACAAATCCAATCTTAAAAACTATTCTAAGGAGAAGCTTGAAACGGAATTGAAACTTGCTCAATCGTCTGCATCCAAACGCAATGGTTTTGTTGTAAACGGGATGATGGTTAAAGGGGGAGATTTAGAAAGTGTTATTTCTTCAATTAATGGAGCGTTGGCTAAAAAGAAATCCCCTACTACTTACAAGCAGGATTATGAGAAAGCGAAGACAGACTGGGATGATGCTAAGAAGAAACTTTCTGAAATAGAAAAGGATAAATCAAAGTTTACCTCAAAGCAGTATGAAGAGGCTAAGAAACGGGTAGAAACAACTGAAAAAGCCTATAAAAATTTAGGCGGCATAACTGGAAGTTCGTTAACCAAACAAGAAAACCAAGCAAAAAAAGAAGCAGAAAAGAAACGAAAGCAACAAGAACAGCTTGCCGAGCAACTTCTTTCCCTTCGCAGAAAGAACCAGCAGGATGAAGTCAATCTGATGGCTGAGGGAACACAGAAAAAACTATCACAGATTGACTTAGACTATCAGAAGGAGCTTGATGCCATAGAGAAGCAGCGCACTGAATGGGAGAAGACACAAAAAGGGAAGTTGACAAGTGAGCAGGAATCCCAATTATCCATATCGGAAGAAAACGCTTTCAAGGCATATCAGAAGAGTGTATCGGAAACAAACAAGGAAAAGTTAGAATCCGACCGGAAAGCATGGCAGGAATATTTCATCCAATTTGGTAATTATCAAGAGAAACGGAAGAATCTTATTCAAAAGTATGATGATGAAATAGCTAAATTGGAAGAACATTGTGCTGAAAGAGCTACTAAAATTGCTGAGAAGAATCAAGCAATAGATCAGCTGGACGAACAGTTCGGGAAATCTACTCATGTTATGGCTGATTTGTTTGAAGATGCAAGTGAAAAAAGTGTATCATCTATTCAAGATATTATTGATAAGTATGAATTGTTAATCAAGTATATGTCTGGAACGGATGAGTCAGTATCTCTTATCAATTTAAAATCAGCAGGTTTCACAGACAAGGATATCGCAAATCTTGAGAATGGGACAATCAATATCAAGGATATAACGGATGCCATAAAAAGGCTAAAAGAAGAAGTTAAAGGTAAATCCCCTTGGTTATCCTTTTTCTCGGATATGAAAAAAGGAATCGATGATATAAAGAATGCTAATGGTGATACAAGGAAGCTCGGCCAGGGCATATCAACTATAGGGGGAGCTATAACAGAGTTTTCTCCTGCTATCAAACAGTTTGGGAGTGATATATCTTCCATATTTGGAGAAGATTTGAACGATGAAATAAATAACGTTATTGACGGTCTTTCCGGTCTTGGGCAAACGGCAGTAGGAGTAGGACAAATAATGTCTGGAGATATTGCCGGAGGTGTCATGAGTGCTGTAAGTGGAGTATCTCAACTTGTCAATGCAATGGGTAATTTGTTCGGGCCGGACGGTACCGCTTATTATGAAGGAGTAAAGGAACAGCTTGAAGCAATAAATGAGGTCTATGATCGTATTATTGACAAAAGCAAGGAAGATATCGTTTTCGGTGGTGGATTTGCATCTGTTCAAGCAGCTACACAAGCCATGGATAATTACGAGAAGAAAGTAATCAATCTTCAAAAGATTGCCGCAGCTTCAGGGCGTGCTGGTGCAAGTTGGAAGTCTCATAGTGCGGAATGGCATTCTAACAAAAATGTTGGTGCAATAGGTGGTTTTGAGCAGATGAGCGACATCCTAGGTAAATCAATAAGCTCCATGACAGACTTGTATAGTTTGTCAGGTGATGAATTGTTCCTCATTCAGTCCCAAATGCCGGAAGCATGGAGTTTAATTGATGCCAGAATTCGTGAAAACCTGGATTGCATCGTAGCTTGTAAAGATGAAGCGAATGAACTGAGGGATGCTCTTAATCAAGCCATGACAGGGGTTGATTTTGATTCCTTCTACAATGGGTTTATTGATCAGTTATCCGATATGGATACTTCTTTTGAAGATATGTGTGATAACTTTGAGGATTATCTGCGTAAGTCAATCATGGCGGGGCTAGTTGCTAGCCAGTATCAAGACCGTATAAATGCTCTCTATGAACAATGGAGTGATGCTGCCCAAAGCGATAAGAAAATAACAGAAGAAGAAGCAAATGCATTGAAAAATCAATATCAGCAGATTGTCAATGATATGATGCGTGACCGTGAAGAAATGGCTAAGTCTTTCGGTTGGAATGCTTCTGTTACTTCTCAGGAATCGTCGAAGAAAGGCTTTGCAACTGCTTCTCAGGATTCAATAGACGAACTTAACGGACGTTTCACTGCTTTACAGATATCTGGGGAAGAAATTAAGAGTCAAAGTATAACTCAATCCCAATCATTAAATATTCTAACGATGAAAACGGATACACTTATTTCCATAAATACGGAAACGAGAAAGATAGCCGATGACACACGTGATTTGATAGCAAGTTCATATCTCGAACTTGTTCAAATCTCCGAGAATACCGGAGCAATAATAAAACCAATCCAGCAAATGCAGAAGGATATGGCGGAAGTAAAAAACAATACCAAAGGATTATCAACAAAATAAATAGTTATGGCAGATTTATTAATAAATGGTAGAGATGCTTACAAGACTTGGGGCGTAAGAATGGGAGATAAATTCCTTGATGTGTTTGGTGCATCATTACCTATGAAAGAATTTATTGAAAATAAATCCCGATTAGAACATGGAAAACGTGTGATAATTAATAATCCCAAAATTGATGAACGGGAAATAACGCTCTCTTTTACCATAGAAGGCAATTCTAAATCTGATTATCAAGCAAAGAAAAAGGCTTTTTTTGAAGAATTATACAAAGGCGTGATTGATATTCAGGTTCCGGCTAACAGCAGTGACATTTATCACTTGATTTATTTAGGTAAAAGTATCACCTATGCGCAGAGTTTAGACAGAACTTCTGGTAAATGCTCGATGAAGTTTTGTGAACCAAACCCAAGTTTAAGAACCTAATTTACGACATTGATTTCATTGTCGTATATACGAGTGCCCAAAATTGGGTACTCTTTCTTTTATCTCCGAACTTTGGTGTGTTATGGAATTAGTAGACATCAAAGACATATCCGGCAACATTCGCTTTTCGACTCCTATCAATGGGGGTTCGAAAAGACACTTCCTTTTGATGCAGGAAGATTATATAACTCTAAAGTTTTCCCTTGCCAGTCCTATCTATTTCAAGTTAGGGGACTACATAGACAATGAGTTGGGAATATTTGAAGTAGTAGACCTGTATAAACCTACCTATAATACCACTACCGGAGGCTATGACTACGAACTCCGCCTTGACGCTTATTACTGGAAATGGAAGAATAAGAAATTCTTCTATACTCCACAGAGTGGCGGTAAAGAGGCTAGTTGGAATTTGACTGATACCTTAAATGTCCACATGGATGTATTTCTAAAGAATCTGGAGGTCTTAGGATATAAGTATAAAGATAAAGCATTTACTTATGAGATTGATGCTTCTGTTGATGAATCATCCAAACTGATTTCATATAATAACATGAATATGTTAGACGCCCTATCTCAGATGGCGGAGACGTTTGAATGTGAATGGTGGGTAGAGGAAGGGGTGATCCATTTTGGTCGTTGTGAACATGGTGATCCTGTTGACTTTGAGATTGGAGTTAATGTCGGTTCTATGAGTCGTAGCGATAGCCAGACTTCCTACGCTACTAGAGTATATGCTTTTGGTTCTACACGAAACATTCCTTCTACTTACCGGAAGAATTTGATATTTGATGTTAAAAATGTTACAGGAAGAGATATTTCCGATACTTCAAGGCCTCTAAATATAAACTTTTTCCCTTCATCTTCCCATACAGGGATATCTCCTATCAACATGAATGTTTTCAAAGAGGGAGAAATGGAAGGGGATCAGAGTGCCTATAAAGTTACAACAGATGTTTTTGCTTCTTCTATGCCGGCAAGCAAATATCGTATATCATTCAATTCAATGACGCTATACTTTAGCACTCGATTTACATCGAATATTGAAAACTTTAAGGCAAAATTATCATTGGTTTACCATGTCGGGGGCGTAGAGAAAGTACTGGATATTCAAGAGAAAGCTTTCAATGATTCAGTCTCAAGTCTTACTATTGGTTTTAGCGACACCGATTTCTCTCTTTCTGAAAAGGCCGATAATTGCAAGCTCTTGTTTACATTCAGCTTTACTCTGAATCATCCAGGAAAAACGGTGATATACACTATCGGAAGGGCAGGAGAAAAGAATGTCAAAATAGAATGCCTATCTGCATCGGCAGACGTATCTGTAACCTTTCTCTCCGGTACCAATTCGGGAAAAACTTTTTCGGCTACTTATAATCCTGATCTGTTAACGGGTGATGACTCCAATGTTATACGTTTGCCGGAAGGGGGCACAGCTTCCATTGGTGATCGGTATACTATCAACAATATAATAAAAAGTCAGGTCCCTATAAGTTATTTTTCTGACGATAAGGATCTGTTGACCGTTGAAGGGATTGTAACCAAACGCTTGATGATGCCGGAGGGAGTTCCATACATTGACGCATACCCCGACATGTATACAGAGGAAGCAATTGAACAGATTGTTGTTTTTGACGATATTTATCCAAGTCGTGTAGGTGGAGTAGGGGATGTATATACGCATTCATATACTGATATAACAGAGAAACCAGATGGTAGTAAGGATGAAGAAAAATGGACCGCGTGGCGATTTAAAGATGCGGACCTAGGGTTTCATTTCTCAAAAAGTTATCAATTACCCGGAGAGGAATTGCGTGTTATATTTCAATCCGGTCCTTTAGCCGGTATGGATTTTGAAGTCATATTTAACCCCTATGCCCCCTCATCTGACATATATCAGTCTGAACTTCTTGAAGACGGGACGTGGAATCCCAAAGCGCAGGTATATGAAGTAAAGCGCAACGATGATTATGGGCGTATGCTTCCGGATGAAATATTGCATCCTACCAGTGGTGATACATATATCCTTTACGGATATGATCCTCAGTTTATATCCGATAAGCTTATTCCTGACGCAGAGAAAGAAGTTGAAAAAAGAGCAAGGGAGTATATCAATGAATTAAAGCAGGACCCTTCTACTTACGACACTACGATGATGCCGGACTATGCCTATGGTATTGACCCTGATACTGGCATGTATGACCCCGCATTTTCTAAGCGGTTTTCCGTCGGACAAAAAGTGAATCTGATCAATAAGGCATATTTTGAGGACGGAAGAATATCACGGATAATTGGTTATGAATACCCCTTGGATATTCCGTATGATTCCTTGATATATACTGTCGGTGAAACTGCTCCTTACTCTAAGTTGGGGGATCTGGAAAATAAAATTGATTCTATTACTTATCGTAAAGAAAAGATTAAGCAACAAGTAATCAGTAGTGGAGGGACATCTACCGATACAGGTGAAATAACTGCCAAGTTCACAAAAAATGTAGAAGTTACCGTCGATAAGGCCGGATATTTTAAGGCCGGTGATGTCATTCTAGAAGGAACTACGGTAGTAGATGCATTTATTCGAATGTTATCTCAAAAATCAGTAGGAGAGTTGAAAAGCAAAATATCAACTCCCAATGATGTTGAGTTCGGTACAGACAAAGGTTACATCACGTATACTGCATCAAGGAACGGTCAGGGACCTATGGAGTCTGCGTATTACGACGGAAACCCTAATAATAAACTGAACTTCTCAGAAGAAGTTGGAGGTATCCAAACTGCTGTCAGACAGTTGGAGGGTATATATACTCGTAGTGAAACCTATGAAGCAATGATTGTATATGCTGCTAGTGAGGATGGGTCATTGCCAAGACAAGAACTTAGAGATACAATCAGTGTAAATGTCCGCCGTAAATGGTTTGCTGGCATATGTTCTTCTGTTCCCGTCACTTCTGCTGAAGTACGTGCATTAGGAACAAGTGGACTTTATAACGGTCCGGGCACATATAAGTTCTCTGTAGATAAATGGAAAACGATTGCTGTGTGTATTCCAGCAGATGTGATCAAGGAATTGACATTGACAGCTTACCCAGGTAACTTCATAGAAGATACGGGTATTACTACCGGTCCGGTGGATATTTCCGTAGAAGGAGCCAATGGAAGTGCCGCTATTAGTTATAAGATGTGGGTTATTCAGACACCCGGATTGAATGACCCTGATACTTTCACTTTTAAAACTGCATAAGATTATGGTGAAGATAAACGGAAGTAGTTTTGCATTACAATATAAAAGAACAACGGGAAGACCTATTGATTCCACTGAAACCTTCAAGACATTGGAGGATGCGACATCGTATGCCCGCAATACGGACGCGGAAGAGTATTTCCCGTATGCCGGTCAGATTATTTCTGTCGAAAAAGGCGAAGGCGTGTATAAACTGGTGAAGGATGATACTATATCTGAAGAAGACGGTAGAAAGCATTATCGATTATCTCCAATTATTACGGAAGAAGAATCCGGGAACAAATATCTTAGCAAGATAGAGGATGATGAAGCTAGAGGGTTGATAACTTTCCTTGCTGGTATTAATGTTAAGATCAAGGCTGTTATTCAGAAATTGATAGCCGAAGACGCAACTTTCTCAAAGGAAATATCATCAAAAGACTACGTGCAGAACCTCCTAGGCTGGCTGATTACTCCCGAAGGCCATATTGACGCAAAGGCTTTGCGGCTGCGTGATTTCTTGGAAGTACCGGAGTTGCGGTATAACCGTGTGTCTATTGTCTCCGGTGAAGAATGGAATGCTCCCGGCGGTGGTATCATTGAATCAGTAGATGTAGCGAACAAGACCGTTCATTTAAAGCTGGAACCTGGGGAGGTATCACAAGTAGAGGTTGATGATATTTGTAAGGGAGTATTCAATAACGATACCGGTTTTCAGACTGCGTATTTTCGGATTACAGAAAAGATAGACAACGCTTCCTTTAAATACGTCCTCCGTAGTGGATATACTTTTAATCCTTGTAAGGCGATGCACTTTGTCGCATACGGTAATTTCACTAACGCTGAGCGCCAAAAGTCATGTTACTCTACACAGAATTACATCCGCTTCCTTAAGGGTGTTAATAACTGGGAAATAACGAAGGACATGATAGCCATGCAGTTAGGCGATTTATCTAACCTGAAGCTATTTGGCATTGATATGTCCGGTCATAGCGCATATCTCAATAGAGTCTATATGACCGGAACTATCAGGCAGATATCCAGTGACGGTGTGACTGAGGCTCCCGTTCCGGTATTCAAGGGTAAATGGAAATCCGGCACATACTGGTACTACGATGAAGTGACTCATAACGGCAGTACATGGATATGTATTGAGTCTACTACTACGCAGGAACCGTCAGATTCTTCTACGGACTGGTTGAAATCTATATCTAAAGGGGAAGACGGAGCTTCAGGGAAAGGAGTAAAAAGTATCGTAGAGCAATATTATTTATCCACTTCTCAAACGTCACTAACAGGAGGAAGTTGGAGTACGACATCCCCAACTTGGGAAAAAGGCAAATATATCTGGATCCGTTCGGTTATTACTTATACTGACGATTCAACGACTACTACCGATCCAATTAGCGTAACCGGTGGAGCTGGCGAGAATGGGCTTGGTATTAAATCGGTTGATGTTTTCTATTATCTTTCTTCCTCTTCTAGCGAGTTAATCGGTGGAGAATGGAGTACTAATACACCTACTTGGGTTAATGGCAAGTATATATGGAGCAAGACAAAAACTACATATACAAACGACGCCTTTGTAGAAAGTAATCCTGCCTGTATTACAGGGGGAAAAGGCGAAGCAGGAAAGGACGGTAAAGGTGTACAGAGCGTTGATGTTCTTTATTATCTTTCCAGTTCTTCAACCTCCCTTTCCGGTGGTTCATGGTCTACGAACTCACCAACTTGGGTAGATGGGAAATACATTTGGAGTAAAACCAAAGTGGTCTATACAGACGGTTCGTCTATTGAAACCAATCCCGCTTGTATCACCGGGGGTAAAGGTAGTACTGGAGATAATGGTAGGGGAGTATCAAGCATTGTCGAAGAGTATTATCTATCTACTTCTTCTAATTCCTTGGTTGGTGGCTCTTGGAGTACAACACCTCCGACATGGGAAAATGGGAAATATATCTGGACTAGGTCAGTAATAACATATACAGATAGCGCATCAACGACAACCGATCCGATATGTGTGACGGGTGGTAAGGGGGCTACGGGAATTGGCGTTAAGAGTGTTTCCGAGCAATACTATTTGTCTACATCATATAGTACCACTACGGGTGGTTCATGGTCTACTACTGTTCCGGCATGGAAGGACGGTAAATATATCTGGACACGTTCCATTATAACTTATACAGACAATTCTTATACGGAAACTAACCCCGTATGTGTGACAGGCGGAAAGGGGCCTAGCGGGAACGATGGCGTAGGGATAAGTGCTGTTGATGTCTTATACTACCTTTCGACTTCTTCCAGTTCTTTGGTTGGTGGCTCTTGGTCTAGCACTTCTCCCACGTGGCAAAACGGCAAATACTTATGGTCTAAGACCAAGGTCACTTATACAGATAATTCTACATGGGAAAGCGATCCGGCTTGCATCACTGGAAGCCAAGGACAAACAGGATTACCCGGTGCTATGATTCGTCCACGAGGTAAATGGGATAAAAATACTGAGTATTATCATAATGATGCATTTGTAGATGTTGTAATATACGACGGCTTAAATTGGTTATGTAAGACAACTCATACGTCTACCTCTTCTTTCGATTCAACGAAATGGGAAGATTTCCACGATTTTGAAAACGTAGCTACCAACGTCCTTTTGGCTCAGAACGCAACTATTGATGTCCTCGGTACTTCGGGGATTTTTGTGGGTAATCTGGAGAAGACAGAGGGTTGGTTAATGACTGAAGGCTCTATCAAGCATAATCAGACAGGTGTTGAGTTAACTGCTGACGGAAAAATATCTCTTCCTGAAAGTGGGGGAATGACCGTAGGCGGAAAGACTTTCATAGAAGCCGGGAAGATAAAGACGGAGTTTATTAACGTTGATACTCTTGAAGTGACAAAATTAAAAGGGGCAACGGGTACTTTCAAAGAATTACAAGCTATTGATAATGCAGGCAAGATACAAGGCAAGATTTCTTTTAATACAGAAGGCTCTGGAGATAATGTTTCCTCTTCGTTTAATATTGATTTTTCAAAGACTTGGATTTCTGGGGATTTATACCAACAAGGGTACAATTCTGAGGAAGGTCGCTCATGGAGATTTTACACATCTGACTTGTGGTGCAGAGGGGAGTTCGGGCATAGAGTAATGACTACAATTAAAGTTTTTGCCAATAATGATTGGAATTTTTATGTTCACATCTATGGTTATGGATCAGATAATAATGTAGATAGATATCCTCAATCGGGACAACCTATAGATTGCATTGTTATGGAAGGAAATGGAAATTATGTTTTGCGTATTTGCGATTCTGCAACATTCAAGAAAGTGACGGTTGTTAATAGCTCTGATTATCCTAAAAGAGTGGTATATAATCAGCCTAGTTCTCTAACTTATACTATTGAACCTTGGAAGTTCGTAACATTTGTGACAGCTGATATTGCTAAGACTTCCCCACCATATTACGTTAATAACCTGTTTATTAAATAATTGTAACAATGAAAATAGATTTTAGAAAAATTGAAGTAAAGGATATCGAGGGAAAGGAGAATTCACTTGATATTTCAAAAATGTTAGGCAATGCGATTTACCAAAAGACTTCTGATTTAGGAGAATTGGAGCTTGCGCAAAACATTTATAAGAACGGTGAAGTGGAATTGTCTCCTGAACAGGCAGAACAAATCAAAGGGTATGTGAAAACAAACTTTGTAGCATTTGTTCAGGTAGCTGTCAACGAAGCTCTTTCAAAAGTTAATCAATAACTTAAAAAACAGATAAACCTATGATTTTACTAGTATTAATGTCATTCATCCTCATCGCCGGATATGTCTTTGCGATGATAAAGAAGGGTAAAGAAATCCCTTATTCAATCAGTGATACCTACTACGCTCTGACGCATAAGTTTTGGTTTACTCTTTGCATGGTCGGTTCCGGCGCATTGCTTCTTCCGGCTGCATTGGAAGCCAGTTCCGAGAACAGCCAGTTTCTTGTATTCCTTTCGGTTGTCGGGATGATTGTATTGGGTGTGTCTCCCAATTTCAAAGGAAGCCAGAAAAC